GGGCATGACGTAGTATTCATTTTGTGCATCGGCCTCCGGCACATTGAACGTGACTGTGCCTAGATCTTCACCGTTGTTGATCACTCCCAATACATCTCGGCTGCTGATATTTGGAGCGGCAATAGTACGACCGTCGACTCCGGGATCCGACTGTATCCAAAATCCAGGACCGGTTCCAGGAGTACCGTCTATGATGTTTAATTGTCCACGCAGATTGAATTGCAGATCATTGACATAATACAACGTATCAGGAGCATCTTGTGGCACTGTGAATGTGATCAAACCACTGCCAGCACCATTGTTAAACACCCCATCTGAATAGAGATTGTTGGTGCCCAGACTTGCTTCGGTCTTGATATAGAATGCCCAGGGAAAAGACTGGGTGAGATTGAACACATAGGTGTTACCACGAGTCAAGGTCAAGATAGGGTTGGGCGAATAATCAATGTTCCAGCTGCTGGTATCGTTGTTGGTCACACGGAAATTGACTGTCTCGGATTCATTTTGTGCCACTACAAATTCGTAACTGCCACCGCGTACCAGAGTGATGTCTGGATTGTTTCCAGTGATTCCAGAAAATGTATAAACTCCGTTGGCACGAGTCACTGTAAAGCGATCAGTCAACGGAACTCCGGTGGCCGATACATCTACGGCCAAAGGTCCTCCGGGCAACCAATAATATTGCGCATAGTTGACAAATTTGTCAAAATCAACAAACGGATCCCAGGTATAGTAGTCGCTGGTATAGAGTCTTTGTGGATTGTTGACATAGGCACCTTGTAATTGCAAGGCGTCATTGATTCCAGGATAGGTTATGGCATCAACTATTCGACTGCTGTCTGCTGGATCAATCTGTACCACGCCGGGTTCAAGTTGATAGTCGGTACGAGTCTTTGTGGGTTCAACCACGTAACGGTCATTGGCATTGACCCCTGGGCCAATACGACGACCAATAAAACCCTGTGTCTGAGTGTATTGAGGATTTTGGATTAATTGATCCAGCGTGGCTGACAAAAACTGTCGGTTGACCGGAGTCTGGAATATCTCTGGTAAAAACTCAACACTGCGCACTTGCTTCATCAGATCACTCCACTGCCTGGAGCAGTTTGTAAATTGGTACTGGTCAAGGCCGTGATCACTTCAATGTCATTGACCGTGGCACCATTGACAAAAATTTGATTGGGTGCGGATCTGATTTCATATAAATCACCAAAGCTCTTTTGCGGATCCAATGGCACTAGAACCACGCTGCTGACAACATCTCCTATGTTTTGATGTATGTAGGCTGCCAATTCGCTGAAATAGAATGTGTCTCCAAAATTCCAAGTGTCAAGATTAAAATAAGCATTCATGTTGGCTGTCACCAAATTCTTGATTGTGCTCACACTGGCGGTGCTACCGGCAGCCCGGATCACTTTGACCCGGGCACGCAGAGCCGTATCTGCTTTTTGTCCAAACAAGGGCTGGAAATCCACACAATTCAAAATCATATTGTCTGATATCATCTTGTAATTTTGTAATCCCTGATATGCTGTGTTTAAATCGTCGATGGTAGGTGGCACGGGTTCGGTCACTGTTCCTGTGGTATCCTGCAACCAGTTTATGTAAGCTGTATAGTATGCGTTGGTGACCACGTAGACATCAATGATATTGGTCGATCCTGGATCAATCCTGCTGGTCAGAGGACTGTTGTGTCGATATTGAAAATATAAATTTTGTCTGCCTACCTTGGCAAGATACTGATCCGTGAGTGTCAATTGTCGATTGCCCAATTGGTCAACAGTCAGACGATAAAATACCTGATTGGCACCCAATGAATTTGTTTCTTCATAGGCATAAAATACTTGTCCTTCTGTGTACTGGCTTTGTACCACTTGTATGTCAGCCAAGGTAGCATAATCACTGTTGACTGTGCCTGATGCCACCAAGAGATAGCGTTGTAGATTATCAAAGTCCACTGTGGCCTGGAAAAACACATATTTTTGATTGGAATCAACCGACGGCGCCACGATGTCATTGAAAAAATCTGGGTTGATAGGAGCCAGATCTCCACTGGTCCTACCAAAGCTGACCACGACCTGGAAGTCGTCGACCAGCCCATCACTGAGCACTGGTTGATCAATAATGGTCAATATGTTGTCTGATCCCATGGGTACAGAAGTATCTGGTTGACTGTTGACTTTGAGTATGTTGATGTAATCGCGTATGACTGTGCCAGTTCTACTGTCGTAGATAGGATCACTGGTATAAAAGAAAAATCTGGTCTGTAACACACTGCCAAAATAATATTCCAGACTTCTCGAAACCACGGTGTAGTTGGATCCATTGAAGGTGGCCTGTATCAACCATGAAGCATCAAGGTTGGCACCGCTGGTATTTTGTGCGTTGGCCAGACTGAAATCTGCGTCCACGGCCAGGTTGTTAGAAGTGATCAGATACCAGGTGTCAGTGAGATTGTTGTAACCTATACCAAAATTTTGATTCAAGGCAATTTGCTCAACCACACTTTGTTGTAGGCTAGTAGGAATATCTGTGGTAAACACCGGAATCACCTGCACAGGGATAGCTCCTGTGGGCACAAAATTATTCAGTACTACGGGCCCAACTCCTGATGGCAGATTGCCTAGTCCCTGAGATGTACCATTTAGATACACTGCTGTTGGGCTGGCCCAGATGGTGAGTTTTTCATCTGGATCAGTGGGCACCCCCACTGCCAAACGATTGTCGGCAGTAAAATAATAACCCGAAGGCGCAGCAAACTGCACCAGGCTGCCTTCGGTGATATACTTTCCGTTGTTGCTGGTAAACGGCCCAATGGCCACTGGATTTCCGCTGTCGTTTTTGAAATATCCTGTGGTTTCGTTGGTGATCACTGTGCTGAGATTCCAGCTATAGTTCAGTACTGCAATATTGGGTCTGGGAAAATTGGCATAATAAAATTGTTGCAGACCGGCACTGCGAGCCAGCGGTGTGATTTGATCAATTACCGCGTCTGAAATATCATTGGCTGTGAGCCAGCTGAATTGGAAACTTTTTAAATCATTGCTTTCATACAAGGCCCCATCACTGGCAAAAATATTGGTGCTGGAATATTTGCCTGTGCCGTCGACCAGATCGAGATAGCGGCTGGTTCCAATGCTGGCACGATTGATGGCTGTGCTTTTGAGAATGCTGTTGTACTGTGTGAACGGAAAGTTTGTGTAGTCTTCGCCGTTGACCATGCGATTCTGTGTGTAATACTGTGCCGGGGCACGTTGCTTGATTTCTTGTATGGTTTCTCTGGCTTGCGCATTGGTCACTGGTTCAGTGATGCCGCAGGTAAAGGTAATAGTTTCAATCTGCCCAGTGCGACTCACATAGCTGATAGGCACGCTCACACTTTGCATTTCCACAGGATTGATAATATAAGTCAAGCCGTTGCTGGCTCGCACGTAGGTACGGAATGTGCCCACTGGTATGGTGGCAAATATGCCATCACCAAAATTCAAAGTGATCTGATCGTTGGTCCTGCTGGTCACGCTGTAGATGTCTCTAGTTCCTGGCGCCAACTGCTCCACGGCTGCGGCATACACGCTTTGCACCTGTTCCCAGAATCCGGCCACATTGCCAAGATTGTCCAACTGATACAGCCAGACGTCGGTGTTGTTGATGCCTTCGATGTTGATCTGCACAGCACGATTGTCTATGCGTTCGGCCAGGTTAAAATCTTGATTTTGCAGGATTCCTTGTTTGAACAAGAAAAAGAATCCGGTGTTGCCACTGAGGAAACCCTGTTGGTCATTGCGGAACAACACATTGAATTGCCCATTAGGCAAGGGCGGTGGCTCGTACACAAAATCTGCGCCGGCTGATGTGGCATTGACCACTTCAAACGGCATGTTGACTGTGTCTACCGTGGCGGTATAAGGTATCACTGGCAAGAATCCTGGCACCAAGTTTATGGTGTATTCCTGGGTATCTACGCCCAGAATAGTTTGTCGATTGCCAGGGTTACCAAATTTTTGCGTGTTGACCAGGGCCGCGTTGAGTATGGTAGTGAACTGTTCTTGCCAATTTAAATTGGTAGGATCAGCCCAGTTTACTGTGAGATTGGCCAGATTGATGCCGTTAAAATCAATGATATTTTCTGTGGTCGACACTGAAAATACCTTGAGGTAGCCGGATGCTTCGGTGTTGCGTTTGGCTGTGTAGCTGACCAGATTGGCCAGGCGCACCACACTGTCTCGGCGTTCTGCTGTGTCTAAGTAGTTTTCTCTGGTGTTGAGATCTGTGCGGAATGCCAGACTTTGACCCATGAATGCCATGACGTCCAGCAAGGCAATAAATTCCGAACTCTCAATGTAATCATTGAATGTTTCTGGGTAGTATAGACGCAAATAATCCACAAAACTCTTGCGTAGGGTTTCAAAATCATAACTTTGGAAGTCAGCTTCGCGATAGGTCTGATAGATTCTCTTCCAATCTTCAACACCAAAAATCGCAGTTTGTCTCGAGGTCGTAGCCATATGTGTTCCCAGTTCTAGTATTTATGGATGAAATAATCTGGGTAGTTAAACGTAACTGGCTGTGCGTTGTTGTAGATCAAAAAATAAACTAAATTGTTGGGCCGTGGTACTGGGCACTACTGCCAGTCCCAGTTGAATCAGTATGCCATTTTCCTGGGGGAATGCCTGTATACCACTGACAAAAAGTCTGGGATCTCCGGCGCACACCCGCTGTATTTCGCGATATATGGCTTCTTGTGTTTCGGTGGTTTGATTTTCGAACAAGTAGTTCCAAATCACAGTGCCGTAACCTGGACGACCTGGCAGTTCACCTTGTCGAATGTTGAAAGCATTGAGCAGATCAATCTTGATCAGATCAAAGTCCACGGCCGTGAACTTTTTGTTTTGACCTTGTGTGTTAAATCCAATAAATGTGGGCATGTTGTATTTACTTTCTGTGCTAAACTATGTTCACGGTGTTTCTGGCCTGTGCCAATATAGCGCCGGCTTGCCCTTGTGCTTGGCCTACAAAACCCTGCGCCTGAGACACCACACCAGATATCTGTCCTTGTGCTTGATTGAGCAAGGCATTGCCTTGTCCTTGGAAATTTTTCAAGATGTTTTCGGCCTTGGCTATGTCCAACGCTGCTCCAATGGAGGCAGAGTCTGGCAAATTTGATCCCAGACCCGGTACAGGTATTTTACTGCTGCCAAATATTTTGGTCATGGCCACATCTACTGTGGCTCGATTAACGGTGTTACTGAAGCCGGCGGCTTTTTGCACGTTTGATACAAGACTGTCGCCCTGTGCAATCAATGAATTTAATTGTCCTTCAGCCTGTGCCAACAACGCATTTGCTTGTGCCTGTGCCTGGTCTACCAAGGCCGTGGCTTGTCCTTGTATTTGTCCAACCAAGGCCGTGGCTTGTCCTTGTATTTGTCCAGTCAAGGCTGACACATTTGGAAGGTTGGCTGTCAACGAATTTAAATTTGGCAATCCGGTGGTTAGATTTCCAATGCTGAGATTACTGAGACTGCTGGTCAATGTGCTGGCTGCCGTAGAGGCAAACTGTGATGCTTTGCCCAAAACATCCATGGCAGTTTTAAAAGATGGCAATCCAGGGGTGGTGCCAGAAAATAAATCTCCGAGATTGGGTATCTTAGAAATCAGGCCAATACCGATTCCGGCGATGCTGGCCAAATTAGAGGTGGATTGATTGGTCGTGCCAGATCTAGCAGCTCGATCGCTTTGTTTTGAGGTAGCCCATTGTGCTGTTAATTGTGTGCCGTACTTGCTGGAGTTCGCGACCAAGGCTGCCACCTGTCCGTTTATTTCATTGGTCACAGTGGTAGCGGTGGTGGTCACAGGTTGACTGGCACCGGTATAGACTCGGCCTCTCACAGCCGACACCGATTGGGTAACCGGTGTTTTGATCACTCCCACTGCTTGTAGACTATCAAATCCATTCTGCATCAACGATGCCTGTGCTTTATTTTGTGCGTTGATGTTGTTGAGAAATTCTGTGAGATCGTCAATTCCATCTAGACCAGTCCATATGCCCGGAGCACTGAGTACTTCGACCAAGGTGCCAGAACCATTTTGTATAAACTGTTGCCAAGTGCCAGGTTTGACATATCCGGCCATTTCTAATTGTTGGCAACTGAATCCATATCTTCCAACTCCAACATCATTGGTTATGACATCGGGCTCCTGATCCACAGTGTTGGCTACTTGCGCCATGAGTGCCTGGGTCTGATCACTGGTCAGAGAACCAATGGCAGGAGCTGTAAAGCCAGAACCAGAAATTTCAGCTATGTTGGCCTGTGTCACAGGATTTTGCAATGGTACGTTGACCAAAGTAGGAATGTCAACAGTGCTGGGCAGACCATTCACGATTGACAAGATCACCACGTCATCCACTCCAGCCGTGCCACGATCCAAACGACTTAGTTCAAATTTGACCGCGGCCGAAGATGCTGCACTGATACTTTGTCCCGGAACAAATCCTACCAAGGAACCTGCAGCTACCTGGCTGTAGAAAATAAAGTCGGCCTGGGCCTGTGTGGTACCGATGGGTGCCTGCATAACAAAATTAGCACCAGATGGAAGGGTATAATTGAACTGGCTCATTATGTGGCTGTGATTGTTACCCCATCCGGCACGGGTGGTGCCTCGGGTGGTGGAGAAGGAGCAGTGTCACCGCCAAGATTGACCGAAGTGGCCACACCCTCGTTGTGATAAGGATATGGCTCGTGCGTGGGTGCTCGTGTGACTATGCTGTCCAGCCCAGTGGGTCTGGCTATCCACCCTAGACTGGGATTGAACTCTACTTCGGGCATGAGATATTTGGTCAGACCCTTGGGTGTTTCAACTTCAATTTGTGGACCGCCGTTGAGTTGTATCTGTCCACTGTTGAGACTCAACGTGCTGCTGGCTGCCCAACTGCCCAGTTGACTACTTATGGCCAAGGTACCAGAGGTTTTCAATCCAATGCTGGACTGACTGAACATGGTCAATGAACCTTTGTTGGATAGGCTGATGTCGCTGTCGCTCTGCAACGTGGTTCCTTGCGTGCTTTTGACATTGAACTTGCCACCAGCAAACATGTTGATGTCTTCATCGGCGTGTAGATTGATAGTGCCTTGCGAACGTATGTTCACACTATTGGTGGTATAGACATCCAGGGTACCTTCTTGACCCAGTTCGATCCAGGCCTGGCCATTGGCATGACAGATGTACAAGCAGTTGCCATCGTCACTCATGGTAATCTGGTGCCCTTTGCTGGTGCGTATTCTTATGAGATTGTCGTTGCCGTTGAGATCACCATCGTCCATGACCAAGGTATGTCCACCACGTCGAGCTATCACATTCACAGCAGATGGCTGTGCGGCCTGTAGTTCCTGATCGGTAATGCCAGCATCGCCTGTGACACCACCGCCGATACCGCCCAGGTAGATAGCGCGACCAGGAGTGCTGATACCATAACATCCACTAGGACTTTCACGTTGGCTGGTGCTGCCAATTGATCCACGCACCTGATCATTGATCAGGCCTTGTTGGAACAAAATACCGGCCACATAACTGTGAACTGGTTTGGGCTGATCAAAATACTTAGGGTTATTGACTATAGCATCGTTGCTGTTGTTGATTTCTGTCACAGGCAATCTAGTTGAACCAGCAAAGTAACTGGCCTGTGTGGCATTCTGTGTGCGTGCCTGAGATTTTTCTACCGAACCCACAGCCGGAATCATGTGCGTGATGCCTTGATCTGGAATACAACCTACGTAATAGCCTTGGCTGGGGTCTCCGCCTACAAAGAAACACAAAACCTGCACACCAACATCGGGCGGTGTAAACCACATGCCATAGCTTTGTGGATTACCTTGTTCAAAGGCTCCTGTACCAGCACTGGCACCTGCAGGAGTGGCTCCATAGAACGGCGGACAGTAGTTGACTGTGCGCCACAAACTTTGATCGTCGGGGTTGTTGCCTCCAAACAGTTCAATGTAAACTTGTAAACGACCACTGCGTGTAGGATCCACATTGTTTTTGACCACGCCAATAAATGGCCCCATTTCCACGGGCATGCCGCCGCGATCCATTTTGTAATTGCGTGGTTGTCCTCGATTGCGTTGTATATTTTCACCGGCCATTATTCTTCTCTCGCTATTTGTTGTGGTGGTTGCGCAGACGCGGTTGGTCCTGCTGCGGCCGCCCTGTTGTTGAATGCGGTCTGCGCAGACACATAGGCTTCACGCAAGGGGCCGGTGCTGGGAGCGCCAGCAGCGATGTAGGCATTCCTTGCTTCGATTTCTTCTGAGGTTGGTCTTGTTCCACCATAGGCCTCTGCCAGCTGGTCAGCTGTGGCAGGAGGCGGAGTGGAAGTAAATGTCACTTGCTGTGCATCCTCATCACCGGGTGCAACTATATCTCCTGAACTGCCAGGAGTTCCGGGTGGTGGAGCGGGCTGTGGTGATGGTAATCCGGCTCCAATGGTGCCGGCAGGATCATACAAGTCACCGTACTCGTTCTGGCGCAGATTTGACACAGCACCGGTTTCATCACGCACTTCGTAACCTAGAGAACCATCAGTGACACGATCTGAACTACGTGATGTTGTAGACGCTGACACCTGCGATGATCTGCTGTTGCTGGCAGGAGGAGCATTGGTGGTAGGTGGTATCAATGCTCCGACTAGTTCTTGTTCAAATCTGCCTTTACTGAAAACATTTTTACAACTCTTGGCCTGGAAACGGAATGTTTCCTGTGGTGCACCAGTGCCACTATTGGTATTCATGATTCCGGTCGTGAAGTCATAGTCTGTGGGACGGTTGAAACTTACAGTATAAGTGACCTGTTGACTGTCATAGTTGATAGTTCCATCTGAATTAAACGGTTGAAACTCAAAATTCCGGGCACTGACTCCAAAAGCTGCTTCGCCCTGTTGCATCCAGGCCGGATCGCCCAGGATCTTCATACGAACCTCTGAAAAATCAGCCACGCTGTACAAAAATGCTGCTGCACTGTCCGACGGTTCGCGTACATAATTGGCCTGACCTTGTGTGCGTTGCTCACTAGTGGCCTGTATGGCCTGTTTTTGTTGATCTCGTCCTGTGGGCGGTGAGCTGGCCAGTCCAGAAGAACTCTGTGTGACCGTGGTATAGTAGGCTTGATTGTATTCTTGTTCATAAGACAGTATCTGGGTATTGAGTCCAGTAAACCAATAGTCATAGGCCTTGTGAGCTCCGCGATACTTGCTATCATTGAAATAAATGCTGCACATCTGATTGATGGCATAGGTGCTGATGGTAAATGTTATTCGATAAGCATGATCACGTCGAAAAGTGTCGTAAGCCAATTGTTGAGCACTGACACTGATCTTGTACCAGGCTGTGACACCGCCTGGGTTGGCCTTGGCATTTTTTTCCTGCTCACCATCCTCATTGATGTTGACTTTTTGTTGATCAGTGATATAGGTACTGCTGCGCATGATCTGATCGATCAGTTGCACTATCTGTGTGCCGGCCTGAATTTGCCAGGTCTGGCTGTTGACGTTGACTGAGTCTGTATCGGCATCAACCTTGTCGGCGGCTGTCTTGATGTTTTTGCCCGCGGTGTTTTTGTAGGTGACTGGTTGACCAGGGGGCCTAACAGATGATGCGCCAATACTGGCTGGTGCAAATTCAAACACGTATTCGTCGGCTACATATCCTTTGTGTTCTTTTTCCAGGCGTTTTTGGAACTGATTCAGTGCGTCAGCCAGTCCTGTGAATATGTTGTTGTTGCCTTTGGTAGGAGCATCTGTGGCCTTGGGCGGAGCTGCTGAAGGAGCGGTAGATTCTGTGTAGCCTCTTACTGTTGCTCCAGTGGCCTCGGCCACTGCCTGAGGCCCACCAAATTCTAGATCAAATGTATTGGCCATGATCAGGGTGCTACCACATTAAAGGGACTGGTTGTGTCACCAGTGAAATTGCCCAGGGCATCGACTCCGGCATTGGCTCGGTCAATTTCTGCACTTTGTTGTAAGAAGGTATCCAGTGTAGGATTGGGTCTTGGTCCAGAAGTGCGTCCTTCACTGCGAGTGTTTGTGGCCGCTGGCAA